CAGAAGAAGAACACATGGAAGACGAAGAATCTATGAGTAATGGTTCGGTAAAAATAATTAAGATAGGCAAAGGTTCATCAATGATGGAGGATATGTAATGCCAAAGATGCCAAAATTAGGTGCACTTTTTAATATGGGTGGCAAAGGTAAGCCTGCAAAACAAATAGATATTCCTAATAAAGATGATATGTTACCTAACCCTATATTTTTAGACAGTTTTAAAGATACAGGTTTATACAAATCAGTTCAAAAAATGTATGCTGGTGATAGTGGTATGGATATCAATAAATTAACTCCATCTCAAGAGTCACAATTAGAAACAGCTGTTCTTGATGCTTTAGATCCACAATCAAAAAGTTTTGTTGATACAGATGTGTTTGAAGATTTAACAGACAGCGAAATTAAAAATATGGTGCAAGAGTTAGTAACTAAATTTAAAATGCCTAAAGGTAAGGCTGAATTTATATTAGATGAGATGGGTGCAGATGTATATGGTAGAGCCAGAGCTGGTGAGCCTATAGAACCTATGGGTGAAACTATGGTTGACCCAAAAGATTTAGATGGCTGATAAAGTTACAGGAGTTTTAAGCCTATTAAAAGGTTTAGTAAAACAAACACCAACTTCTAAAAGTACAGAACTAACAATACCTACTAAAGCTGAGTTAGAAAAATTACCTCAAGCCGATTTAGAAAAAATATCTAACCAACTTCAACAAGCCACCAATGTAGACCGAAGAGAATTTTTAAGAGGAGCACTAGGCACTATTGCTAATACAGCCATGGACGTAGGCACTTTAGGTCAAATATCTAAAATGGTTAAACCTGCAGCTAAAACAGTAGTTAAAAAATTACCTCCTAACATAATGAATTTAAGTTCTATGAGTAGTTTATTTAATAGATTAGCTGATGATTTTGCTAATAAAATTATTGAAAATCCTTATGAAGAATTAATGGACAGAGGAGTAAAAGAGTCTGAAATAGATAGTATGAACTTTGTAGAAGATGCAATAAATAAAGGTATTGTTGAAGACACTCCTGATAAAGAAACTATATCTAAGGTTGCGGATGGTATGGCTGAATATGAAGCAGACGCAGCAATTCAATCTGTATTTAAAGGTAACAGTAAGAACTTAGATAGATATATAGAATCAGGTAATGAAAAAACTTTAATATCAGACGATTATTTTGAAGTAATAAGGGAACTGATGGAAAACTACGATCTTAATCCTAATCAAGTTAGGCAATATTTAAAACAAAATGGACTATACAAGGTAGACAAAGATGGCTAAATTTGATATAGGAGCACTGCTTAATTTATTAAAGCAAACCCCAAAAACTAACCCACCTTCAGGTGCAATACCTACTAAGCAAAATTTAGAAAGAGCAGCACTCCGAGACAAAGACCTATTCAAAGAAACATATGGCAGAGAACCAACAGAAGCTGAATTAGGTGCATTACCTTTTGTAAACTTAGGCGACTTAGTAAACTTAGGTGCATTAAAAGACATTAACAGAAGCCCAGGATTAATAAGAGAAGGATATGCTGATGAGTTAGGTCAAGTTGGCAGACCTACTCCCAAAACTTTAAGTCGTGAAGGTACAACTAAATCAACCAGCTTAATTGATACTGGAGATGTTGAATTAAATGACTTTGTTAATAGTTTGCGTTTAGATCCTAATAGTAGTGAGGGAGGTCTCGCAGATACTATAAAACAAATATTATATGATACTAAAGGTGATGGGTTTTATGAACAAGGTTTTTATACAGACATTATTACTAATAGCAAAGGCGAACGCATGGGCTATAGAAATAGTGATGAGTATAAAGAAGCTATCTTAGAATATGATGACTTTGATGAGATGTTGAATCCTCAAGTTCGTATAAGAATTCCAGACCACAAAAAAGTAGTTAATTATTTTAAAGAAAATGCTAAAAATTACTTAGATGATAAAGGTCTAGGAGATAATATATACATATTTAGACAAGGCAGACTAGACAAAGGCTCTTTTGACTCTGAACCAGACCCAAGAGAACCACTATCTTTTTCACTAAGTCCTGAACCTAAGAATAATATTTATAACACAAATCATCGTGTTGATGTGTATGTTATAAAAAAAGATGATGTGCAAGCTTTACCTAACCTTCATAAAAGAGGAGGTACAGACTATGCTCTTGAAGAAGAAGTTTTAGCTGCAGGTGAAGACGTTTCTTACGTAGGTTCAATAGGTAATTATGGAGGCAACCCAGCAGACCCAGAATCAGGTGTTAAATTCGTTTCTGAGGAAAGTCCTTACATTTATAAAGATGCAGATGGTAGCATTAATAAGAAATTAAGTAAAACAGCTAAAGTAGATTCAGAGCAATTTTTAAATCAACTTAGAGGAAGTAAATAATGGCTAAACTACCTAAAGTAAAAAAAGTAAAAACTCCAGGAGGTTACATGGTACCAGCTAAGTATGTGGCTGGGTTAAGTGGTGAACAACGTAAGAAGAGATTATTAGCCCTTGAAAAAATGCGTAAATCAGGTAAAGTTTTAGGAGATCTTCCAGGAGACAAAACACCTTCTGGTAAAAAAAGAAAAACAAAAGAATCTATATACACTAAAAAATTTAGGAAAATGTATGGCAATAAACGCAAAACAAAAAACAGCTCTAAAAAATAAAGCAGAAAAAGCAAACGCACCACTAGGTGCTCTAACTACTATTTACAATAAAGGACTAGGTGCTGCTGCAAGTGGTGGTCGCCGTCCAGGAGTCTCACCATCAGCTTGGGCTATGGCTAGAGTTAATTCTGTATTAACAGGTGGTAAAGCTAGGCAAGTTGATAAAAAGCAATGGGAACAAATACAAGCTTATCGTAAGAAGAATAAAGGTAAGAAAAAGAAATCATCAACTAAAAAAAAATAAAGGAGAATAAAATGTACGGAAAGACAACTAAAAAGAAGACAACTAAAAAGAAGATGACCATGGCAGAAAAAATGGCTAAACTTAGGAAAAAGAAGAATAAGAAAAAAGCTTAATGCCAGTCAAAAAAGTTAAAGGTGGTTATCGGTGGGGTAGTAAAGGTAAAATCTACCCTACTAAAGCTTTAGCAGAAAAACAAGGCAGAGCAATAATGGCTTCTAAAGGAAAAAAGAAGGGTGCCAAAGTCTAAGAAATTAATCCAGAAAGATGGCACCAGCACACACTGGAAAAAACTAATACAATATAAAAATTGCTCGTTTTGCTCAAATAAAGCTATGCATTATGAGAAATTTAAGTATTATTGTAACAATTGTTTTAAAGGAAAATTAAATGGCAAATAAAACAGTAGAAGCACCTAAAGGTTTTCATTGGATGAAAGCAGGTAAAGGTTTTAAACTTATGAAAGGTGATTACAAACCTCACACAGGTGCAGTTAAGAGGGCATCTTTTGAGATACAAAAGGTACATAAAAATGGCAAAAGCAAAAATAAAAAAGGTAGCAGCAGCAGAAATTAGAGCTGCAAAAAAATTTTTAGAACGTAAAGGCTTTAAAGCCACAGACATACCACCAAGATTATTCGCAATGGCTGCAAAAGAACTAGACAAGTCTTTTACTCAGACATTAAATACTTTAGCACAATCTCAAACAGCAGGTGTTGTGTAATGGTACTCGATCCTTTTATGGTATGGAATGTTGTGCTAACATTAATTGTTCTGCCTTTTGGATGGGCATTCGGTAAAATGTTTTCAGAAGTAAAAAGATTACAGATCTTATTAAATAGAACAAGAGAAGATTATGCAACTAAAAATGAACTTCACAATGAAACAAAAGAGATAAAAGAACTAGTATTAAGGCTAGAAGTCAAACTCGATAGGTTCATTGAGAAGCACAATGGTTGAACCTGTAACTGCTGTACTAACTGGCATAGCTTTAGTTAAAAAATCTGTAGACTTTATTAAGACCAATATATCAACAGCACAAGATATTGGCGATATCATAGGTCATGTAGACAAAGCCCTTAGTGGTCAGCAAGATGTAATAAAAGCCAGAGACAAGGCTAATGTAGATCATTTTGCTGTAGAAAATGTAGCAAAAGAAGTTATCGATGCAAAACTAGCACAAGAGCAATTATATGAAATGAAACAATTAATTAATCTTCGCTTTGGACATGGCACTTGGGAGTTTATCTTAGAAGAACGTAAAAAAAGATTAGACAAAAGGAAACAAGCCATAAAAGAAGCAAAAGCCAAAGCACTAAAAAAACAACAAGAAATAATGGAGTATGTAAAGTGGTCACTAATAGCAGTTGTAACTTTAGCTTTTATAAGTGTAGCTATAGGAGTAACTGTTAAATTTTTAGTAACATTAAACCCTCCTGCGTATGCTCATGATTTAGAGTATGATGATGGCACTTGTAAATTATATGAGCCTAGATATTTCTTAATGTGTTTAAGCGAAGGCAGAGAATTTACAGACACGCAAATTTACCTAGACTATAAAATAGAGAAGGACCAATACATTGAAAGTATTGATTAATTTACCATTTAACAGTATAAATAAATCATGACACCAGAGAATTTAGATAAATGGCGCATTTGGCCAAGACTGCTTATAACTATGTATGGCTTGTGCTTTTATAGAGTAACTGAGTGGTTCATGCAACTTCAAGATCCAACTAATGCACAATCAGCTTTTGTAAGTGTAGTTGTGGGAGCTGGGGCTGCATGGTTTGGTTTATATTGTGGGAGTGGTAAAAAAAGTGAGTAACAAAGAAGACAAGTTAAAAAAATATGGTCTTAAAGGTTTAAACAAACCTAAAAGAACTCCAGACCACCCAACCAAGAAAGGAATAGTAGCTATTAAAGATGGTGAGAAAATTAAAATTATTCGCTTTGGCGACCAAAAGATGGGGCATAACTATAGCAGTGAAGCTCGTAAAAATTTTAAACAACGTCATGCTAAGAATATTAAAAAAGGCAAAACAAGTGCTGCATATTGGGCGAACAAACTTTTTTGGGCTGGTAAAGAAGGCTCTAAAAAGAATCCTCCAAAAAGCCAAAAGCATGTTAAAGGGAGAGTAAAAGGTGGAAGATCTTAAAAGCAAATTAATAGAACTTATATCTTTACATGAAGGTGTTAAGTACAGAGCATATGATGATGCTAATGGTAAAGAAATTAAAGCTGGTGATACGTTAGTTGGCCATCCTACTATTGGTGTAGGTAGGAATATAGCTAGTGATGGGCTAGGTTTAACTATAGAAGAAATAAACTTTATCCTAGTCAACGATATCAATAGAGTAATAGGAGAAGCTAAAGACTGGGTGTTCTTTAATGGATTAAGTGAAGTGCGTCAAGGAGTTTTAGTAGACATGCTCTTTAATATGGGCAGGACTAGGTTTAATCCTAGTAAGTGGCCAAACTTCTTTGGAGCAATAAAAGACCATAATTGGGATAAAGCTTCAAAAGAAATGTTAGACTCTGCTTGGGCTAAGCAAGTCAAATCTAGAGCTGAAAGGCTAAGCAAAATGATGTTAACTGATCAGTGGTAATTTTACTTTTTAATAATTGTGGTTATAATAAATGACATTAATTAGAGCAAATTTTAGTAAACTTTTAAAACCTAAAAAGAAAAAAAGGAGGAAAAAGAAAAATGCAAAAAGACGTAATAATTAATGTAAACGGAGTTTCTTCAAAAAGCGAGGTGCAACTTGACAATAACAGACCTACTGGAGAGCATAAAGAAATCACTAGAGCAGAAGAGGAAAAATCTAGCGAACGAACTGATAGAGGGCAGAGCGAGTGATTTTGCTCAATATCAGAAGAACGTCGGTATCGGTGAAGGCTTAAAGTTAGCAATTAACGATATTGATGATATTTTTAAAAAACTAAACAGAGAGGATGAATAACATGGCTCATCTCCATGAGATAAAATGGGACAACGACCCAGAAACAAACGTACCAAAAAACTTACCAAAACCTACAGGATGGCGAGTTTTAATTCAACCCCAAGCCCCAAAAGTAAAAACTAAAAGTGGCTTATATTTACCATCACAATCTCAAGACAATGAAGAATATTTAACAGCCCATGGCATTATACTTGCTCATGGACCATTGGCTTGGTGTGAAAGAGAAACAGGTCGTCCATGGCATTATGGTCGCTGGGCTAAAGTAGGAAGCCATGTCACTTTTGGTAAATATGCAGGACAAAAGCTAGTTATAGATAAAGTTAAATTGTTGTTGTTAAATGATGATGAAATAACTTCTGTAATACCAAAAGACTGTAATATTCAAAATTATATATAAGGAGCTGGGTTTATGACTACAGAAAACCAACAAGAAGAGCAACTCGAAATAGAGATACAAGATCCTATAGTAGACGAGCAACCTAAAGAAGAACCTAAACAAACCGAAGAACCTAAACAAGATGATGAGGATTATAGCCTTAGAGTCCAAAAAAGAATTAACAAACTAGTCCAACAACGTAAAGACTCTGATTTAAAAGCACAAGAAAAAGAAGAACAAATTAATTCTTTAAAGTCTAGGCTAGAAAGACTCGAGCAAGGTGAGAATCAAAAAGCTGCACAGCAGTTTGAACAAAGATACACCAACGTAAAGCAAGAGATGCAAAAAGCTATTGAAGAAGGTGACACATCTAAGCAAGTAGATTATGCTGAACAATTAGCTGATATTCGTGCTGCGATGAAAGTTTCTGAACTCCAAAAGCAACAAGTCATGCAACAAAGGAGTCAATCTCCTACAGTAGGACGTGCTGCTCAACCTAAAGCACCTAAGAAAGCAATGGACTGGTGGGGTAAAAATCAATGGTTTAATTCAGGTGGTTTTGAAAGAGAAACTGCTGCTGCTAGATCTATAGATGTACAACTTGATTTAGAAGGCTACGACAAAGAATCTGATCAATATTATGAAACTCTAAATAATCGTTTACAAAAATTATTCCCCGAGTTAATATCATCATCAGATAACACTGGTAGAAGTAGACCAAAAAGCAGTCAAACAGTAGTAGCTCCATCTGCAGGAGGGTCAACTAAAACAGGAAATCGTATTAAGATGACTAAGGAGCAATTGCGTATGGCTAGAGAAATTGGTTTAACTACACCTGAACAATTAAAAGTCTACGAAACTGAACTTAAAAAACAGGAGAGAAACTAATGGTAGAAAAAAGAAATGTAAGAGCTCAAGAAAGTCAAAAAAATTCTCGCGAGTTAGATGCTCGTGATGATTCTAGTTGGAAACCACCATCATTATTGGATGCTCCTCCAGCACGTCCAGGAATGGTGCAAAGGTGGATAGCTACCTCGATTCTGGGGAAAGAAACTCCTGACAATGTTTATAAAAGAAAAAGAGCAGGTTGGGAACCAAGACCAGCAGATACTATAGGGGACTTTGCAGTTCCTACATTGAATCATGGTCAATGGGATGGGTGTATCGGTGTTGAAGGAATGATACTTTGTGAGATGCCAGAAAATAGATTTAAACAAATGAAGGCTTATTACAATGAAAAAGAAAAAGAACAAAACATGTCCTTAGGCAGTGATTTACGCATGGCAGAAAAAGCTGGTGGAATTCCGATCCAGGAAACAAGAAAAAGTAGTGTCAGCCACGGCAGAGATTTATCTGTTATGGATGATTAATTTTAATAATTTTTATACGAGGTAAAATAAAATGGCAAATGTA